CGGTGCTGGTGGTGGTAAAACTGCATCCACATTCTTAACACCGATTGCTTCATACATATTTCTATAAATCTGATACATGTTGTGTAGCTGTGGATTTGATGTTGCTATCTGTAATTGTGTTTGTGCAAGTGTTATTCTTTGTGACATAGAAAATATATTTGGATCTGCAACTGGTACAACATCTACCCTATCATCAAAGTCAGCTTGTTTAATATTTCTTGCGCCACCTACGATATCGTAAGGATATTCTGGTGGTAGATATTGTGAAACTATTTTAGATAATAATTTAAATTCTTGTTTCATCGCTGCATAACATCTCTTGTGTATTGCGCTCATGACTCTTGAACCACGCTCTAATAATGCAACTGTTGTACCAACAGCCGCTGCTTGGTTACCATCACCCACTTGCATGTCAGCAATACTCGCGAATCTTTGACCTGCTTGAACAACAATACCAAGTAGATTTAATAATGTCTGTGATGGTTCTTTGTATGGTAACGGAAAGAATGCATCTCTTAAACTACCACCTGGTGCATCCACATCTTTAAACTCACCTGGTTGTATTGGAGCTGCCTCGTCTCTGACTCTGACACCTCTCTGTTTAAATCCTGCCGGTAAGTTTGATAAAGTTCCCGCATCTAATAATTGACGGAGAGCCGCCGTTGCCGTACGACTCAATCCGCCAATCATATGAATGAGTCCAAAGCCATAAAATCCTAGTCCTGGCAGAAATTTAAAGTGGACAAAATATTGGATCTTATTTTTCTTTAGATCATTGGGCGCATAGTTTCTCCGTATGGAGAGAACTAATCGGCTGCCTTCTTCTACAGTTACAATGTAGGGCAATTTTATTCCTGTCGGTTCACCGTTTCCATCAACCTCTTCAAAACCCTCAAGGTCTAGATTTACGTGACACTCCAACAGTGTGTATACAGGTTCTTGTTTACCTGTCTTCTTTGTTCCGTCTAATTCTTTTTCTTTTTTATCAAGATCATTTTTTTCTACATGACCTGGTGGTCCTAATTCTACATCTCTATAGAATCCATTGACCTGTTGTTTTCTTAATTCATTTTCTGATATTTTAATAGTGTGTATTACAGATTCTGCATCTTCAATACTTGTTGCTGTGTATGGTACAACCAACTCGTCAGCAGGGACAAACTTTGATACCGCTCTGCCCATTGGCACATCGTAGTAAACTTTTTTAAATGTAGAACCTGCGAGTGGTAAATGAAATAACATAGAATCAAACTCTGATTCATACTCTTTCATCTGATCCATAATCAGATAATTCATAAAATCTTTTACACGGACAGCTTGTTGTTCTGTCTGTGGATTCTTGACACCTATGACCTGTGTTCTTACTGGTCCATCTGCTGGTAATAATTCTTTGTATGCTTGAGCTTGAAACTGTGTTACCGCTTCAGCTAACACTGGGTGTGTTGCACCTGAAGCTCCTTGAAATGGTTCTGTTCTATTTTCATACTTAAAACCAAGTAGATCTAATCCTGTAATATAAGATTGCTCCCACTCTTTTCTGGACGCTTTGTAATCCATATAATTTTGTGTCATCTCAGAACCAATTGGTTCTAAAACATCGTCTGGTAAAAGTTCTGCTAAATTATCAAAATGGTTTTCTGTTCCTGGTACGTTGATTGCACCTGGTTCGTAGTCTAATGTTACACCACCGTCTTCTTCTGGAATGACCTCGATCGGTCCTTTTTCTTCTACTGGTTCCTGAACAGCAACATCTTGGATCTCCTCTTGTGATGGGATCTCTTCTTTGTTTCTAGTGTTCGGGAGTCCTTTGTCTATTTCTGCCATATATACTCCTATCTATTCCTAACACGTTTCATCAGACCTTGCAACCCTTGTGAGTTTGGTCCTGATTCTGGTGGTGGGCCTGATGATACACCAGCCATTTTAGCAATACCACCGCCTGCAAATGCACCTTGTGTGCCATACACTTGTTCTGGACCATATGTTATTGCATCTTGAGATAATGGTATTGATTTTAATCTTTCTTGTTCTGCCATTAAATCTTTTGTAGATATATCATAACCAAGTGATCTTAAATACTGTGTACGATTTAATAAATCAGAGGTTTTTTCTGTTAAAAAATCTCTAGGAATTTGTTCAGACATCTCTTGCATTCTTCGCCTTCTAAGATCTCTGTCTCTACCACTTTCAAATTTTCCAAAATCATCTGTTCGATATTTAGCTATGTTAGCACCTGTTTGTCCTTGTAAATATTCTTGTGCAAGTCTTGATGCATCTTTAAAAGAGTCACTAGATATTATATTTGCAGATTGATCAGCTCTTGCGCCTTGTTCTCTTGCATCTGCTGCAGCCGGATTGTATAAATCTATTCTACTTGCTGTCTTTGCATCATCTCTATCTTCTATTGCTTTGTTAAAAGCAGACAATTGATCTTGTGCTTCAAATCCTGATTTTAAAGCACTAAAACCTGGTGCATTTATTGTTTTAATATTACCATCTGCATCTTCAACTTCTCTAGTTAACATATCCTCTCTTGCCATTTTTAATGGATCAAGTTCACCTCTGTATTTTCTAGGGTCTAAATAAGATAAATAACTTTCTGCATAAGCAATGTCAGCGGGTTTACCACCTAAAACTTTATTACCAATAACAGCACCCTCGTACACTGCTTCACCAAGAATGGCTCCTGGACCTAACAAATTTTTTAATAGTTTACCTCTTGATGCCACTTCAGCTGTTTTAAGTAATTGTCTTGCAGCTTTTTTATCTCCAGCCCCTGCAGCTTTTTTTGCTTCATTTAAACCATCTGTTATACATTCAACACTATTTGCAAAACCAATACGTCCACCTTCTGCATTTAAACTAATCTGACATTTTTTTAATTTACTATAACTAACAATAGTATTAATAACTTTATCCTCTACTGCTTTTGATAAAGGTTTAATTCTTTTAAAAGCACCAAAATCTTTTTTTGCGACAACTCCAGATTCTATTAACTTTTTTTGTAAGGCTTCGTCAGTTAAAACTTGTTTAGAAAATTTTCCAATTCTATTGTATGTTCTAAGACCCTCAATTGCATCTTCAATTAAATTAGATTGCCCGATTGGTTTAGCTTTAAAATCATAAACATTTCCTTTTGTGGACACACCACCAAATTCTAATGGAGTAATTTGTTCTAGTTCTTTTAATACTTTAAATTTATTTAAAGCATTTTTATCTGTTGGATTTATTTGTAATGCTCTGTTAATTTCTATTCTAGCAGCATCAAAGTTACTCTTAAATATATTAATTGCAGTTGGAATAGGTTTTACTTTAATTAAATTCATAGGATTTTTTCCTTGTTCAACTTCTTTTAAAAATTGAAAAGGAACTACATGGTCTAATGATAAAGCTAATTCAGGTGCAACTTCTTTTAAAGCTCTAGAAAATTCATAATATTCTCCTAAAGCTTTTACAGCTTGATTTCTTTTTGGTCCTTTTGGATAAGCTTCTCTAACTAATGTCCCTATTCTTCTTTGGTATATATCTTCAAAATCAGGGGCATTTCTTATTTTTCTTAATACCTCTCTCATCCTATTTTCATCATCGTATGGCACTACTAAAGAGTTAGCCCTAGGACTTCCGGACATTCTATAAATAGTCCCAACCAAATCAGCCATTAATTTTTTACTTTCAGCGTTATTTATTTTAAATATTTTACTTACTTCAGCGGCGGTTATACTTTTTTTGCTTTCTAATAAATTAAATAAATCTTTTTGATTTTGTAAATTACCTTTTTTTAAAAGTCCTTTTTCATAAGTATAATTAGTTTCATAAAAATCATCACCCTTGTTAGCTCTAATCCATTTTTCTACTACACTGTCAGCAACCCCTGCTTTTCTTCCTATGTCAGCTCTTCCAAGTTCTCCTTTGTTTACTAATTTTTCTACTATTTTTAATTTTTTATCAAAGTCCCCTTTTATTAAACCACTAGAAGGCATTACATAATATTTTTTATTCAATTGCTTTCTATCAATTAAAGCATTAATAGCTGAGCTAACTACATTTCTAGTTATCTTAGAATCTTTTTTACTAAGCACATTTGTTATTTCTGAGGGAGACTTACCTTGGTTAGTTAATTTAATAACTGTATCAGTCCAATTTTTATTATTTAAAATTTTTACTCCAATAGAATCTTGGCCAGGGTTTAAAATATTTCTTACTTTTCTAAGTAAAATTGGATCATCATTTCTTCCCACACCGTAATTTTTTTGACCTGATTGAAGACCTGTTCTATCAAAATCTAACTTATTAAAATCTTCAGTAGATAAACTGTCTTTTAATAATTTTTGTTCTTTTTTAGTTAATTGTATTCCTTTACCTTTAGATGCTTTATACCCCTGCCTCGTGCCACCAAAACCTGGTTGCACCAACATACCACCACCGGCCATGTCTTGTCTTGGATTGTCTCTTACAAATCTATTGATAGCTTCCATCTCTTCAACAGTTTTTGTTTTAGCTGGGATAGGTGCTTTGCTTGCAGGAAATACTTCGGGAAGATCTGGCTTTTGTTTTTTTGCCCGAGTCAGATACTTCATCATCTGTGCGTATTTAAACGGGTTCATTATTCTCCTAACATTCTGGCTATACCGCCTGATGCATAGTCATCGTAATAATCATCGGCCTCACCCTGCCTCTGCACGACATATTCTGATTGACCTTCAGGTGTCTCATAGTATTTAACTTTGTCTTTTCTTTTTTTAGCTTCTACAATTTCTTTCATCGTTAATTTTTTACCTGTCGCATATTCTTTTAATTTAGATACATCGGATTCTAAATCCTCTATGGCTCCTCCAGACATACCCTCTATTTCTAGATCATAATCATCAGGACCCTGTGCTCTCCCGACTATGCCTGACTCTGAGGTTTGAAACTCCCCTACTGGTCTTGGGTTTCCTTGATCGGGCAGTGGTTTTACGTAAGCCATGTCTACTTTATCGCCGAACATAGTTGTGGGACTCTCATATTCTACTCTAACAACACCTTCATCAAGATCCTGTGTTACCGTCACGTAGTTATCTTTATCAATTTCTTTTGCATGCACGATTTCACGTTCTTTAGTTGCAAATTTTTTAGTGACATCATCGCCCTCGATAATGACTTTATTGACCAATGCATCAAACCATTCTGGTTTACCAGGAACGTTATCTGTTTTAATTATCGGAACTTTAGTTACTGTTTTACCAATCTTCATTGGTTTTAAAAATTTACCAATAATCGGTATGGACATAGCACCACCTAATAATTTTAAGAAAGTTCTTCTGGTCATGCCGTCTTTAAAACCAATACGACCACCATCTGCTCTTTTTTCACCAAACATTTTTTCGGTATAGTTTTCTAATACCTTATCTTTGATATCAGGATATTTTTGATAGAAAGGGTCTTTGTTTAACTCTTCTCTAAAATTCTCTAGATTATTTTCCATATCTTTTTCTTTCATATTTTTTAAAATATCTTGCATACGTCTGTTAACAAAGATACCACCTGATGTTATTGCAGCTAGTTCAGGCACTAATGCTTTTGGGTTTTCTTGTGCTCTAGTTTTAACACTTTGTAGATATTTTTTGTAAGCCTGCACCGGATTGTTTTTGTTTAAAAAATTAAATAAACTTTTAAGTCCAGAGCCTTTTGAAAAACCAATACGACCACCGTCTGCAAATTTATCTAAGTCGTCTAATCCATCAAGTGCTTCACCGTAAACATCCATCTGTTGTCTTTGATCTAAATCAGAAAACTCTTTACCAAATTTTTTTTCTGCTAAATCTTCTGCAA